GCGTTATTTAATGTAAGAGTAGTGAATCCTGATGTAGAGTTTGGACTGTTAGTACCAATACCAACGTTCCCGCTTGCATCTATGCGGAGGCGTTCTGAGCCGCTGGTGTCAAAAGTTAAAAAGCCACCGCTTCCTTTTGACCGCACACTAAACTCTGTACTAGCCAATCCAGTGCCTATTTCGGCTTTGTTGCTGGAAGCCTTAATATAAGTACTTCCATGTCCAGCGGTTGTAGGAATAAAGAATGCTAAATCACCTGTAGAGCTTCTTACGTCTAAAGGGGCCGCTGGCGCGGTCACGCCGATGCCCAAAGACTCCGCAGAACTATCCCACACCATTTTTGCCGTTGTGCCAGTGTCTTCGTAGAAGCTGATAACGCCTGTTTCAGCAACACGTAAGCGTTGTCTGTCTGTACCGTCTACTGTGTCGGAAGTCTCAACAATAAAATCAGCACCAAAGTTAGCACCGACACGCTCACTTACTAGGTTGACGTTACACGCACCGCTTACGTTTTGTAAAACAGCCTGCACTCTAGTGCCGTCTGCGCTTGTGGTATTTGTGAAAGTAGCGGCTGTGAAAGTTCCAGCACTAGCACCATCAACAGTCAAACCATCAGCAGTAACAGTACCCGTTACGTCAAGGGCAGTAGTAGGTGCCGCGTTGCCGATACCTAGTCGTTCTGTGCTGGCATCCCAGAAGAACTTAGGCGTTGTACCAGTGTCTTCGTAGAAGCTGATGTCTCCGTTGCCTGAAAAACTTATGACTCTGTTTGAGCCGCTTGTAATAGTGTTATTTTGAGTACCATCAGATAACAAAAGCTCTAATTTATTACCCGAAGCATTAACGTCATGTGCTGTTCTAACAAAATGTTGATAATCGTCGGTTGCGTTATAGCCTAAAGCTATTTGCGCCCTGCCGCCGCCAAAAGTGTTTGTATCTCCACTTTGTATTTTTACCGCACCTGTTGTGCTGTTACTGTCAACAGTCAAACCATCAGCGGTCACAGTACCCGTAACGTCGATGCCTGTGGAGGTGGTGGCTAGTTTGGATGCGCCATTGTAAAAAAGTTCAACCGCCCCACTGTCTACCGCTTTAATATGATTTGCACTACCTGCGGCATTTTGCACCTTAAACTCTGTGCTAGAGCGTATGTGCAAATACCCAGTGCCAATATCAGTAATGAAACTATTAGACCCATCATGGTAAATCTGTAGGTCAGAGCCAGCGCCGAAGATAGCCTTATCATTGTCGCCAAAGGATACATCAGCGGTTGTAGTTAACCCAGCAAACGTAGGGCTATCAGTAGTAGCTACACCTTGGTTTAATGCTTTAACAGCAGCAATATCAGTTAGCTCTGAGTCCATTAAAGCACCAGCAGCAGTTACATTAGCTGTATCAGTTACATCTGCACTAGCTTCAATGCCATCCAGTTTAGATTCATCAGCATCAGTAAAGGCATTAGTGTCTGCATTAGACTCATAGGCAGTCTTAATCTCAGCAGCAGTCTGGTCAGCAGTTGCTCCTGATTCAATGCCATCTAGCTTAGTACCGTCAGCAGCTACGTCACGCCCGTCTAATAGGCCATCAGTAGTCAAGTTACCTGATACCACAGGGGTAGACAAAGTCTTGTTAGACAGCGTTTGTGAGCCTGTCAGGGTAGCTACAGTGCTGTCAATAGCAAACGTAACAGCGTTACCAGAGCCGCTTGTGTCTACACCAGTGCCTCCAGTAAACGTAAGTGTCTCTGAGTCCAAGTCAATGCTTAGAGCACCACCGGAGTCTGCTTGGAAGTCTAAGTCCTGTGCAGTTACCTGAGAGTCTACATATGCTTTGACTGACTGTTGTGTAGGCAGAAGTGTTGCACTGTCGGATGCCATGTTGTCTTCATCGACAAAAGCAGTGATAGAGATAGAGCCATCTGACAGTGTTTCAAATGTAGTAGTACCTGTCAGCGTAGGGCCAGCAGTGTCTGCCTTAGTTGCTACAGCAGTTGCAATGTTATTAAACTCTGTATCAATCTCTGTGCCTTTAACAATCTTATTGGCATTGCCGGAAGGCAGAGTGTCTTTAGTTGCAAAGTTCGTTGTCTTTGTATAATTAGTCATTAAATTAGTCTACCTAAAATTGCTTCAGTGTTTAACTCTTGAATGGATAAAGCACCACCGTTAATTGTTGCTTCAATACCGATAGTAGCGACTTTACCTGAGCCTGTAGCTTTTACTCTAGCTACGTCAATAACAATAGTTGCACTATATTCCGATGTGCTAACATTGTACTCAGAGACACCATACTCAGCAATTAAACTTGTGGCTACTGTAAACGCCTGTTTACTGTAACCTTCCGTATAATCATAAGCCCAGTTGCCAACTACTTGACTACCTGAGCCGCCTATGACTGTAAAGGATATTTCCTTCAACATCTTAATTCTGGAAGGATCGCCAAAAGACATAGGGTTAGTAAAGTACTTCATTACGTAAGTATCTGTGTCATCCAGAAACTCATCGTACTCGTTTATACCTTTAGCATTGCCTAAATACAAAGTACCGTCTGCAAGTCTAGCGCCAGAAAGTACAGTTATGCCTGCCCATATAGTTGCTCTGTAGCTACCGTCTTCTAGTGTTCCTCTCATGTCAAACACATAAACTTCTAAGGACGTTGGTAAGAACAAAAGATAAAAAGATTCTTCTGGGCTGTAAACAGACTTGATGTTGTTTGTCTCATTGTTAACAGCGAGCATCATTGTGTCTCTTACATTCCTAGACACGTTACCTATAGGGTTAGACTTTTCTTGTATAACTCTACCTAAGCTACGCAGTCCAGAGTCAGATAAAAAAATTAAATCTGTACCTATGGCCTGTACGCTGTCTCTAGCAATACAACCAATGCCTGTAATAACATCAGATAATGTCATGCTAGAAGGAGACGAAGCCCCAGAGTACAATAGAATGCTTCTCTTACAAAAGATAACTAAAAAGTTGTTAAACTCTCGTACAGCCACTATTTCATCAAAGCCTTCAGGGAAAACAGTAGTTAAGTCTAGTGATCCTGAACTACCCCCTGTCCAAGCGTGACCGTTAAGTAAATCACTAAAGAACAAAGTATGTTTATTACCAGTAACATCAGCTACCCAGAGTCTACCGAAAGCTGCACATGCTTCATTACCTTGAGGTGCAGTGCCTGTGGAATGTGAATGGTCGCTAATGTTATCTAAGACACCAGATCCAGACTCATCAGTATATATTAGCGGCTCGTGACCACGTTGAAAAAAGTAAGCATGGTTGTTAAGACTAACTATCTTCCAGTTATTAGCTGTAGGTGTATAGCCAGAAGGAGTTACGTCCGTAAGTGTTGATGTCCCTGTAAATACTTTATTGTTGCCGGAGGAAAATACAACCTTGTCGCCACTTTCGTCTATGTATTCAAAGATAGTCTCTATGCCAATACTAGACCCTAAAGGTGTAGCACTGCTTGTTAGCTTCTTTAGACCCTTACGCGCTGCAATCCTGCCGAACTTGTCAATAACAGCATTTTCAGCGATAGACGCAAAAGCAGGGTCTTGTGTTACAGGAGAGTCCTGTGTGTTAAGACCTTTGAAGCCGGGAGCACCTATGTATATGTTTTGACGTTGCTCAGCCATTAGGGTACTCTGTAGATAAATTCTTCAGGATTCTTGTAGGCATCTATTGCAATAGCATCCGATAAATGCTTGTCTGCAATTAAGAAATAATCCTGTGCAGTAGTACCGCCTGTCTCACCACGCTCTCTAGCCAACAAAGCTACAGCATTGTGGATAATAGCGTTCTTAGGTAACACTGTAGTGTCTGTATCGTTAGATAACTCAGCTTCTCTTGCAATAAGGTCAAAGCGCAAAGAGTACACTGCGTCAGGCTTAGGATACACCTGTACCTTAGTGTCTTCATTACTGTCTATACCACTGAACGTATAGGAGTCTGGAGTGCCTGTGACTTCACCAGAGATATAATATGCGTTATTAAACCAGTTAGGTGACTCATAGCGCATAAAAAAGTTTGATGTGTCATTGATAGCACTATATATTTTAACACGTTCTCCAGCGTTTGTCAAGCTATATTCTGTAGTATCGGCTACCGTAGGGACAACAATAGTTGTTCGTAACGTAGACCAGTCATGTGAATCTTCTACAATACGCTTAGCATCGTTTACAAAGTCACCTACCATTTTAGAGTAAGCTGTGTTAGCTACAGCAGATACTTCGTCTTCACGTAGCCGACGCAGTACCTCGTTTACTATTGTTAGATATTGCGTACTCATATGAATCCTCTAAATAACCCTTGTAGTGTAGGGGCTTTATAACTTTCGTATTGTGGCGCTAGCTCTAGTAACTCAGGGGCTTGATATGTTTTTCTAAACTGATAGTCTTCAAAGTCAGGTGGCGTATAGCCTCCAGTGCCTCCAGCACCTCCACCCATGCCAGCAAGAAGACCTAAACCTAGCCCTGCACCTATACCTGCGCCAGCACCTTCACCTCTGCCTTGGCCCCTGCCTTCACCAAACCGTTGCTCTCCTAGAGCTTCACCAGCAGCTACAGCATTCGCTACAGCGGCATTACCGGCAGCTATAGCCTCTGCTTGTGCAGCTTCACCGGCAGCTACAGCATTCGCTACAGCGGCATTACCGGCTTCAATAGCAGCATTTACGGCTTCCTGTCCAGCAGATACAGCTTCTTCTACCCTTGTTTCACCAGCGGCTATAGCGTTCTCTAGAATCTGTCTGGATTCGTTAGCTTGTTCTTCCAACAAGTTTTCGTACCTTTCCATAGATTCTGCTAAACGGTCATTACCTTGCTGTATGGCAGCTTCTCTAGCAGCCCTAGCTTCCTGTAAGCTAGTCTCTAAATTATTAACAGTGCTTGTTAGACTAGATACAGAGTCGTTAAGGCTGTCTATGTCTGACTGTTGAGCTTGTATAGTTTCACGTTGATCCGCTAAGTCTCCTTGTGCAGATGCAAGAGATTCCCTAAGCGCGTCTGCCGCTGCTTTTTCTCTCTCTAATCTTTCTTGTTCCTGTCTTTCTCTTTCAAGTCTTTCTTGTTCTGCACGTTCCCTAGCTTCTGCTGCTGCCCTTTCTCTTTCTGCTTGCTCTTGTCTCTCTCTTTCTAGCCTTTGTTGCTCAAGTCTTTCTTGTTCTGCCCTTTGTTGTTCTTGTCTTTCTTGCTCTAACCTTTGTTGCTCTTGTCTCTCTCTTTCTTGTCTTTCTTGCTCTTGTCTTTCTTGTTCTGCCCTTTCTTGCTCTGCACGTTCTCTAGCTTCTGCTTCAGCCCTTTCTCTAGCTTCTTGAGCCTGTCTTTGAGCTTCCGCTGCCGCTTCCGCAGCGGCTGCTGCTTTTTCTGCAGCTAGTCTTGCAGCAGTTTCTTCAGCTTCAGCTTTTCTTTGAGCTTCTGCTTCAGCTTCAGCTTTTCTTTGAGCTTCTGCTTGTTCTTTTGCTTTTCTTTCAGCTTCTTCAGCCTGCCTTTGAGCTTCCTCTGCCGCTTCCGCTGCTTCTATTGCTTTTTGTTCTTCTAGTCTACGTCTTTCAATTTCATCTTGTCTTTCTTGCTCTTGTTGTCTTCTTGCTGCTTCCGCTTCTGCTTCAGCCCTTTCTCTGTCTGCTTGCTGCTGCCTTTCGCGCTCTAGTCTTTCTTGTTCCTCTCTTTGTTGTTGTTCTTGACGCTCTTGTGCTAATTGTTCTTCTGCACTAGGGCCAGCAACAGTGTCTTCAAATATATTGTCAGATGGCTCTGGTGTAGGCTGTGGTGTAGGCTGTGGTGCAGGTATAGGCTGTGGTGCAGGCGGTTGTCCTCCGGCTAACCCACCAAAGTTTCCTGTGATTACAGCGTCAGTTACACTTCCTCCTGACAACAAGCCACCTGATGCTCCACCACCGCCCCCTGTTGTAGGCGTAGGTATAATAGGCTGTGGAGGTTGTACAAATACAGGAGGTGGAGCTATGTCTATAGGAGGCTGTACAAACTCTGGTAAATCAAATGTACTGTCAGGTATGTCAAGTTCAGGAGTTAAATCTACTGTAGGAGGCTGTAAAACTGGCGCTGGTGGTCTAAGAGGACTAAACACCGGCTTTGGATACAGTTGAGAATAATCTCCAACAGTAAGAGGTGCTTCTGTTAAGGATACATTGGGCGGTTGCTCTAAAAACCTATTAGAAGTTAGTAACCCAGAAGTATCAGCACTGGGTCTAAATACAAAAGAATCTCCTAAACCAAATTTTGTAAAGTCTTCTGTAGGTAGAAAACTAGGCGGTCTAGGCGTACCTGTCAAGGTTGGTGCTTCTAAGGCATCATCAATCGCCGTCAGTTCAGAAGCTGTTAAACCAGCTTGGCTAGCACCCGCTTCTGTAAGCTCTGTTTGTGATGGTGCATCGGTTGCAGATTCTGTTTCAGGAATGTCGCCTTCTAATAACTCTAAAGCTGCTATGCTTGTAGGGTCAGCACTAATATCTATTTCTGTTGTAGGTTCTGGTGTAGGTGCAGGTGATGGCTCTTGAGCAAAAATACCCTGTAGGCTATCCATAGCTCTTTGTTGTATAAGAGAGCCAACGCCGCTAAGCAGAGCTTGATCTAAGTCTTCTCCAGATGCTACACCAGTAATAGTGCCAGCACCTAGTCTTGCAAGAT